CTGCTGTTATTAACTCTGTCAACTCCCCATCAGCATTCAGGTATTGCACTTGACTGCTCAACGTACCCGAAGATCCGCCCGACTCTATGCTCACATCAGCCTTTAATACTCCTAAAGGTGATATGTAATTGGCTCTCTGAATAGCCCCTGCTATCGGTTGCAATCCAGGCACTGAAGGCTTTCCTGGAACTTCAATAATACCATCAGTAGCATCTGTTGTCGTCAACGTCTCAATCATCGTCAACGTACTTCTGCCTGTGTAAATGTTTAGCGATGATGAAGTACAGAAATAATCCTTGCTGTCATAAGCAATCGTTTCATAAGGCAGGTAATTGCTGAATGTTTCACCACGAATGATCTCCTTTGTATCTTTGTAGAAGTTCAGAATATCAAGAATTAACAACCGCTGGAATGAAGACTCCAACGTCTCGCCCCTTCGCTTCCACTCACCATTGATGAAAGAGATAGCGCTGAACTTTCTAAGTCCTGACTTTGAATTGAACGTGATTCTATCACCGTAGTAGATAGTGCCGATATCATAATTAACGCTTAAATTGCCTGTGTTGGATTCACGATAATCTATGTAATCACCCGCCACTTCAAATTCATCAAGAATAGCAAACTCAAACCCTGAAAAGTTAGCAATAGGAAAATCACCACTATCGTGTGTAGGATTGAAGAACGTGATCGTCAAAGTATCACTTGACAAAGATGTAGGAATAACACTTGTTTGCACACTAAAAACACCTGTATATCCATATTCACCGATAGTATTAGGAATCCCTTTGTAAGCAAGTGTCTTAATTACACTACTATCGGACGTTGTCCATTCATCGCCATCCCAATAGTACTGCCCGGCTTGTATCTTGACTTCATACTGCGGATTGGTAACCAAAGACGTTTCCGTTGCTTCTAATCTTCCATAGATATCAATAGTTTGAACGCCAGTAGACACAAGAACACCTGAAAACACTCTGTCTGTCAAAGCATCTGTCTGCCAATAGTCTGTAAAACTAAGACCAAACGTTGTTCCGTTGTGTTGATATCTCGTCTTAACAGTCTTGATAGCCGGACTGATACCCACCTTTGATGTCGTTACAAACGATGGTGTCGTGCTTAAATCCACTGTGTCATCGCTGACAAATGCTCCCGAAGCATCATATTCAGTAACGAATACTGAATTGGCATTCGCCATACCTGTCATATTCACAAGCCAAAAGTACCCTTCGGATTGATAGAGAATAAGATTGTGATTCTTCAGCAACCTCTCAAGTGCTTCTTTTTTGCTTATCTGCACCCTTTCACTACCTATGCCATCCTGTAACTGATACCTGCTCATATAAACTTGATGAAGGTAACAATCAGCTGTGGTAAGCTGCTCATTCGTGAAAGGTGTTACCGCCTTAATAGGTCGGTTCAAACCTATGTCATCTAAGATACCAGCAAACGCCTCTGATATCGTGTCATAAGAAGACGTTACACCGCCTGGCGCATAATCACCCGATAACACACTGAAGTCCCTCGCCACGAAATTTGCCTTGTAAGGCTTTGAATCTTCTTCATAGGTAGTCAGGTCTGGGATGATCCATCCACGCCATTCTGTGATGAAAGAACCGAGCGGATCTTTATACTGAAGACTTACCTGATACCTTCTGTCATCCATCCCCGACATCGAAGTAACAATATTTTCAGGCTGGTCATCATCACCCTTTAGATCTTCTTCATCTGTGAAGGCTTCAAGGATATCAACACTGCCTGAATTGCATGGACTTACCAAACTGACATTTGCTATCAGATCATTATATACTTCTTCATTGTGCGCATTGTCAAACGGCACATCCTCAATCCACAACCCAAAAGAAACTTCCCCTGTATTAATCGGTGATGAATATGGTATCGTCTCATCAGAATTTGTGTGCGAATAGACAAACTCTGTTGTTCCCTTTATCTCACGATACTTACCACCTGAATCCTGATCGTCAGTCGCAGTAAGTTGCCACTCCCTGCCTGTCTCTATGGATGTATGCCGTAGTCTGAAATTCATCTATTGTAGGTAACCCCTCCTCTTGTTCCTGATAAAAAGATGTCCTCACCTCGTAACTGCCCGGTAACAACGACATTCACGCTTTGCCCACCGCCCAGCATAGACAAGTCCTTCATCGCCAAGATGTTGTCATCAGGATGAAATTTAATTACATCACCTGCTGACGTGATAAGTGCATCATTGACTTTGGTGATACCAAGCATACTAAACAACCCTCCGCCACTGCCAAAGAAACCTCCTCCACCTAATCCGCCCATCAAGAAACCCCTGATAAGCAATTGCAATCCGGTCGACAGAATCATCTTGCCTATCTGCTTCAAGACATCAGCGAAAGACTTCGCCTCAACGATTGCTTCTGTGAACATATTCGCCATTGACTCACCAAACCTCTCAAAGATGTCTGATAGGCTAAAAGATACTTCTTCAAGTTCGATACTTGTATTTGTCAAATCCGCAATACGTTGTTGAAGTTGTTCAATAGCCTGTTGGTACTGAAGGATAGTAGTAGGATCAGTAGCACTAAGCATCTTCTGTTGAAGTAGCGCTATCTGGTCATTCATGAAGCCTATGGAATTTGCCGGGAAGCCAAAATTGACCCCATCCAAAGCCTCCTGAATACCCTGCTCAATCGGTGTAACATCAATACCTTCATCAGGTGGTAGTACCTGAATCCTCGGTCGGATAGGTGCATCGGGAATAATTTCACCCGGTAAGGATTCTGTCGCTGTACGAACCGGGAATGTAAGTTGCGCTCTTAACTCAATCAGTGTCGATAACTTATTTTTCAATTCTTGAAACTTATCATCAGTGACAAACTCAGCAAATTGCGAACCTGACCCTGCATGATTAAATTCTTGAACACGCTTAGTAAGGTCTTGAATCATTAAATCCATCCTCGCTATGTTGCGCTCACTGGCATCGTCTTGTGTAATAGATGAAAGTTCTTCATACTCCTCTCTAAACTTTCTTACATCTCTTGCAGCCGCTAAAGCCTTAATCCCTAATAACCCAAACGCAGTAGCCAACGCCCCGATAGGATGCGTCCTAATAAGAAGAAACAAACTTTTAAGTAACGGAATAATAACACCCACACTCTTAATCAGTGAACCAAGCGCAATCGTTACTAAAGGGATGGCAGCAGCAAAAGCGGCAAACTCAACCTTCGATCGTATCTGCTCTGGACTCAATGCCTTCAACTCAAGCGTCAACCTGTTAAGAGTATCGGTAAACGGCAGTAAAGACTCCGCCACAACTTGACCAACGGTCTCCTGAAAATCCCCGAAGTTATTTGTCAACTGTTGCATCTGCCCCGAAAACGTATCGGCTTCGGCTAACGCTGTTTGAAAACCATTGCTTAATATCTGCTGGGCTGCCGCCACACGCTCGGTCTCATCTTCAATACCCCGAAGTGTAGGTATGTACCTATTGAGCATCGTTGTATCGCCCTGCTCAAGCATAGCCGTATAGCGCATAGCACTCTGTGTTGCAATACCAAAGGCACTACTTAAACCGATAGCGTTTCTCACCGCTCTCTTTGCGCTCTCACCAGTAAGACCCATGTTCTCGGCAACCTGAAGCATCGCCAAGCTCGTTTCATCACCAACAACTGTTACATCCTGCAGACCCGAAGCAAAGGCTTTGTAATCGTCAAATAACTTGTTCACCTCCCGACCATTGGCTTGAAGTGCAGCTCTTAACTTAAACTCCGCCTTCTCCTGATCACCGAAAGCCTTCACACTCGCCACACCAAACGCCACAATAGGTGCAGTAACCCTCATGCTCATTGACCTGCCGAAGGACTCCATCCCCTGCCCGACACGCTTCATCTCCGCACTAACTCGATTCAAGCCTGTTAGAAACTTCTTCGTGTCAGCAGTAAATACAACCTTTAGATATTCATTCATTTCAACCTCGACATAAACGATTCATATTGCTCTCTGGTAGGCTTCGGCTTTTTGTCCATAGGTAAAGATAAGATATCTTCAGGTCTTAGTTTTTTGCCCTTCTTTAAGTGTGGTTGTAATAACAAAGAAGCCAAGACCCTGATCTTGTGCCAACTCTCATCACGCTTCCGGTTATATCCCTCTATGCGTAAATGAAACTCCCACAAGGTCATCGCCCTGGCTTCGTCATACGTTAAACCCAATTCAGTAAAACAATAGGAGTAGACCTGTTCTAAGTCTACCCCACTACCGCCTTTCCCTCGCCAAGTACCCCCATTGCCTTATTGAGTTCTGACAATGGCAGTTGCTTCAGGTCTTCTGCTGTAACACCGTTGTGTTTGACAAGGTGGTATATGAACAACCGGATGTTCTTCGGTGATTCACTGATCGCTGCCTCCCAACCCTTTGTAACTCCTATCTCATCGCAGAAGTCCTCAATAGCGCCCAAGGTCAGTTTTACATCTAACGTCTTACCGTTTAAGTCGATCGTTGTCTTTATCATACCCAAGGATCGGATGTGGTTAATGCGCCATTGCCTGTGAGTGTGCCTGAAAATGAAGCCGTTGCCTCCATCTCATTGGTCATTTCAAGATTCGCCAGACTCACTTCACCGTAGAAATAAGCCGTAGCCGAACCATCATCATTAGCGTCAACGGCAAAGATCATTCGTGCCGTAGTCGTTCTGTTGTCGATAAGACCCCACAAGTCCTCGATGTTATCACCTGCCGATCCACCGAAGTCCGAAAGACCATCAACGCTGACCTCCCACGACCGAAGACCTGAGATGTGCTCTGCCCACCCTGCCGAATCCTTCGTAGTCGCATCAGGTAAGTCATGCGTAATGGATAACGTTGCGTTTGTTGTGAATAGTACTTTTTCTGATGCTGTCGGTGTACTTGCTGAATCGAGCCACACCACTACATTTGATCCGTTAATCTGTGCCATTAGGATATGATTAGTTTAAGTTTTAAGACCGTTGCTGTTGTATTACTGTTTGATTTCAAATATACGGAAATTTTATCACCTGCTACCAAGTCCGCCACATCAAGACTCGACATATAGGATTCACGGTTCGACACCGTTTCAAGCTGTGGATTGCATACACATAGATTGACATCGTTCTTTCGAATCTCAAAATCAAACTCCTCATTGTTGCCACCAGTGAAACTGATTAAAGCCGATATCTGATACCGACCAGCGTTAATGATCTCAATGTCATTGTCATTCAGTATCACGTTATCCTGTGTACCCTTGCTGAACCCTGTCAGCTGTGTGCCACTTGTGGTAACCGATACACTCTGTGATCCTGAATAGTAAAGTTTACCAAAAGGATTCGGTATTGGTAGTAAATCGGCAATCGCCTCCCTCGTAGCAAT